GCCGTCGCCGTGCAGCCATCGACGGAGGTATTGATTTCCGCCGCCGTTGCCGTTACGACTACGCCATCGTTCGCAGCGTCCGTCAGCAGGACGTTTGCCGTTGCCGCTCCCGGATCGGGAATGCTAATCACCGAAGCCTGGCCCATCGCGGCCGGCTTCAGGGTGACATTCGTATCCCCGTCCTGATCCGTCATGGACAAGATCCACTTGCCCTTCGACGCCGTCGCGGGGAAGATATCAATCGTGCCCGCTTCGCCGCTCATCCCCGCGTCGATGTCAGAGAAAACCGGATCATTAAGCGTTACGCCAAACCAAGTCGTGCCGTCGCAGTAGAACGTTCCGACCTCGCCCACGCTAATAACGCCAATCGTGGTTGTGCCGGAATCCTCCTTAACGGTAAGGTCTTCCGTGGTCCCCGCCGTCGAGTTGTTGAGGATAACGAAGAACAGCCCGTCGGCCTCGGCCGGAAGATCAACTTCCCGGTCCGCGCCGCCCGCGTCGAGCGAGAGCACGTGAGGCATGTCCGCGTCCATCGCGAACGTTGCGCCGAGCGTATGGCTGATGGTCCGGAACTTATTCCCGCCCCGGATAATATTGCCCTGAAGGCTCGCGCCGGTCAGATTACTTCTCATCGTAGGTATTCCTTCTTCCAAGGGGAGGGCGGAAGTGCCCTCCCCTAAGCTACAACCGCAACCGCTAGGTTGCGGAGATTACACCAAGATACCCACACGACAGCCCGCCGCCATCTACCATCAGCGAGCAATCCGTATGAATGTAACCGCGCCGGACGTCCTCGTCCTTCGCCTGCACGTCATCATAAACGCTTCCGTCCGGCCGCCCCTTTTGCGTAACGTACTTGATCGCGCCCATGTCGAGGATAAACATCGAGCTCTTGTAGATCGAATGAGCCGACATCAGCGGGTGGTTCCGAAGGAGCAGCCGTCCATTCGGCAGGACAAACTCCTGGAAATTCATCCCGAAGAGCTTGATCGGTATGCCAGTGTTTAAGGCCATGCCGGTTTCCGCCTGCATAACCTTCGCCAGTTCGATCAACGCGGTGTTTCCGGCGAACCCAATCCGGGTGTCGCCGCCGCCCATATCGAAATCATAGCAGGGCTGGATGGCGGTCGCGAAGCTCGCGGCGCTCACCGCCGAGCTAAACACCGTAACGTTCGAGCTCGGAATTTGCGCGCGCAGCCCGTCCATGAACCGCAACGGCTTGCCGTTCGAGCCGGTGGACTCGTTCTTCCGCCCAAAGAGCAACGAGAGCTCAATTGCGCGGGAGTGGTCGAACATCTTCCGTTTCTTATCGTTGCTCCATGCCGATCCCGTGCGCGCCCGAGTTACATCCGCAGTCTTCGAGATCTCATAGGAGGTCTTGAAGGTTTGCAGATAGTTCGTGAACTTCACAGGGTTACGGCTGGTCGCGTCCGGCGCGGACGTGCCTTCCGCATAGGCCGAGCCAATCAGCAGCAAGAAGCCATCGTTGCTGATCGACGCTGCGCTCGTGCCACCAACGCCACGACTTGCCGTGAACTGCGTGTCACTCAGCACTTCCGTGACCTGGATGACTTCGTGGTCGAACGTCGCATTGTCCGCGCTGGGTTCCACGAGCAACAGATCGCCCGCCTTCAGGTGCGTAGCGGTTCCGTAAGCCACGCCCATTGTCGTGGAGGTCGGATCGGCCGAATCCACCGTGATGGTGGTATCGCCCGACACAAGGGCCCCATTAACGCGGAGCCGCACGTGGTTGCGGCCTTCAGCCCACCACGCATACTCTGGATCGCTAACGGTTTTCTTCCCGGCTTTCGCGCTCAGCGCGAACAGCGGGGACGACCCATTAGGATCGTAGAAAAGAATGCTTTCGCGGAAATCTTTGGGGCGTTCGTCTGTACCCCAGTCGCCAGTTCCGCGCAGTCCTGCAATGCCGCTCATAGTTCAGTTCCTATTCTTCGAAGTCCCGGCCAAGCCCATCAAAGGGGCTTTCGACCGGGGCGCTAATGACTGGCACTCCACTAGGAGCCGGACGAAACGCAGCGGGCTTCGCGCCGTTACCGGCCGGAGGCACCTTAGGCGGCGAAGCCGCCTGCGGCACCATCCCGTTCACGGCGAGAACCGCATTGCCGACGCTTTGGTGAAGCTCTTTCTTTGTGATTTTGGGGTTCGCCGTCCGAAACGCTTGCGCGAAGGACTGAATCTGCCCCACAAACCGCTCTTCCTTAAGAGAAGGAAAAGCCTCAAAGAACTCCGTCTCTGCCTGAGCGTTGGAGGTTTCCACCGCCCGATGCTGGTTAATCAGAGCCGGAAGCCGCTGAGACGCAAAGTTCTCGAGCTGCCGCAACATCGTCACGCTTGCCTGGTAGTAAACGCGGGCCGCCATACGCTGCATGACCGGAACCGCGTCCTCTTGAAGTGCCTCGATTTCCTCTTGGCTGAGTTGGAATTGCTCCGTCGCAAGCGACTCGATTATCGCTTCTTGATTGCGTGCGAGCTCTTCCTGGACATTGACAGGTTCGGACGGAGCGGCCGGGGGCGAAGGAACCTCCTCCGGCTTCGGCGTCGGACCCTGGGGGGCATCTTTCGGGGCCGCTTCGGCGGGCTTCGGCGCTTCCGGAGCAGAAGGGCCCTTCGGCCCCTCTGGCGGCTGCACCTCGCCAGCACTTGGCGGTTCCGGCAGAATCTCATCAGCGAGCGAAGCAAGGTTATCATCCGCTAGGTTTTCGACCAGAGCTTCGTCACCGGGAATCTCAAAGAAATCCGAAGGGGGCGCGCCCTCGCCTTCGACGGGAGTTTCGACAGCCTCAGCCTCCGCGGTATCGGCTGCGGGCGTCGTAGGAGTTTTGTCTTCAGCCATCATTCCTATCCTTCGTTGTTCGCGCCAAGGAGTTCTTTCATGGCGGCAATAGTAACCTGTGGGAGGGTTAGCGCCAACCGCAAACCCCTAAAGACGCCCTTTGCGCCCTCTTTCTGAATCATTCCATCCAAGCCCCCGGAGCCACTCATGGCCTCCGTTGCAGCGTGGTCGACCTGAGCCTGAAGAATCTCCTGATACACCTTCCAGCCCTCGGTCGCAACCATCCCTTCGAGCGCGCGGCCCTGTTTGATTACGGTTTTGGATTCGGGAGTTAGTTCAGCCATTTCATGCTCCGGGGTTCGGGGAAAGGGCGCTCAGGCCCGATTCGGTCGAGGAGTTCGGATTTCCGCTTCGCCCTCCGCCACTTCCGCCCGCCGAAATCGGGACAACATTTCCCGCTTGCGCCGCTTGCTGAAGCTGCGCGGGATCACCAAGCTGTAGACGGAACTGATGGATATTCTTTAGCCCAGCGACCTGCGCCGTGTAGGCAAAGATCTTCGCGAGGTCATATTGCTGAAGCAACGAAGGCATAAAGCGAAACGCCATCATTAGTTCTTTCCAAAGGTTCGCCTGCGCCAAGCGATCTATCGGAAGGGTACCGTCAACGTGCACGAAGTCGAATTGCCCCAGAATCGCCTGCGGGTCAACAGTGTGGAATTGCGCGCCGGCCATCGCCGCGGCGTCGCCCACAATCCTCATCTTAAGGGCAGAATCGTAATACTGTTGGGACGTCTGCAAGAGCTTCTGCGCGTGCGGGCCGAAGGCTTGGGCGGAAATATATTCCGAAATGGTCTTGAGCCGATTGACGCCGAAGCCGGTGGACGTGCGGACCTCCGTCGCCGTTTTCCTTCCGCCGCCGCCGGAAAGAGCTCCGAGGATTTGATCGTTAATGCCGAGGACCCGCTCCCCGATCCCGAACATGGAATCGAGGTCGTCCATGTGCGCCCGCGTAACGTCCGTGACCGGGATCTGCTTTAGCATGGTGTTTACGTCTTGGCCGTAGGCCTCCGGTCGCACCCTGAAGAAAAAGCCGGGCTGCCCGGAGTTCTCCACGTCCCGCATCATTATGCGAGAGGGATCACCAATGAATTGATTATTAAGCGCGGCCCGCACGTTGAAGGCGTGGGAGTTCCAGAGCCAATCTACAGTATTCTGAATCGGCCGCATGATCTCCGGGATGCCGCGATTATAGTCTGCGTAGGCTTCCACCTCGGGCTCAGCCACATCAAACGGAAATAGCCCGTGGATCGCACCGAGGGGTTCTGCGCCAAGCAGCAGCGAAAGGTCCTGCGTTAGCGTAAAGACCCACTTCTCGGGATAGGTGGAAGAGCCGAGCCCCCACTCCGTCTGCAAGAGGTCTACATAAATCTCATAGACATGAACGACTGTCGGGTGCCGCACGCCGTCGCCACTGTCGAAGCCGATCTCCTGACTCGGAGTCTTTTCCGGCCGGACGAGGTTCGAAGAAGAGGGCGTGCCCGAGTCCGCGGGAGCGTGCGGCCCTACGAGGTGCTCGGTATTCATGAAGTAGCGCTGGGCCTTGCGCCGCACGACGTCGTTCCATGAGACCTGTTTCTTGCAGATGCAGAACTCCCCCTTCTGAAAGTCCGTCATGGAGACCCGAGGGTCCTTCATGAAGTCGAACGGGGAAACATTGTAGACGGTGTTCCCTTGGTAGCCTTGGAGCTGGAAGCTCGTCTGCATGAGCCGCCCGTCTTCGCCCGGCGCAATCTGCCCATATTGAATGACTTGGTTGTCCCAATAGGAGCCGAGGATACCCACACCGTATTTCGCAGCATCGTATAGCCAGATGTAATAGGGCCCGATTAGGTGCCCGACTTGGACCTGATAGTCAATGAGGGATTCCACCGCTTGGATCGACATCTCCCCTTCGCCGTGCCGCCCCGTGAATTGATGAATTGGCGTGCGGGCAAAGAATACACTCGTCCAATACGTATGCGCAGCCATGACTTGCGCATAGGTATACGGAATAGAAATCGTCGTGTATTGTGGATCGCCGGCGTCGCGGCGGTTCCGCCGCAGCGTATCGGAGGCGGTCTCATTAACGTAGGCAAGGATAGAGTCCTCCGCCGCGGACCACGTGTCGACCTGTTTCGTGTGCGCAGCCTTCGCGAGCTTCACGCGCGAGCTAAGCATCGCCACGATCTTCTTGTGGAGGTCGCTGTTCTTCGGAATGGTTCTCGTGGGCATTATGGGGCGCTCCGCGCAAACTGAAAGTTCCGGTCCCGCTCATCCTCGAAGTAATCGTCCACGCCTAGCTCAAGGTAAGGATTGGCGAGGGCGTTGACGCCCGCAGCGGCCGCGTCGAGCACGTCGTCGTGCCCACTATAGGTCGGCCCGTATTCCGCGAACTGCGTGATGAACGTCGTGTGGTGGGAGGAGCACCAGAGCTTGCCCTGCGAAGCCGTTCCACTCAGCGCAGCGGTGATGCGGTTGAACTTGGACTTGCCCTCGGTCTTAATGAGTTCCACCGCCCAATACACGCCGCGCCGCGCCATCTCCCGCTTGAGCATTCCCTCCAGAACGGTCTCGTAGCCGACGGCCAGAACGCAGATGCGATTGCAATGGTGGAGGCGGGCCAGTTCGAGGGCGGTCGCCACGGTCCAGTTGGGCTCGTGGCCCTTATTCTCTTCCGTTGCGAGGATATAGTATTCGCCCTTTTTTCGTCCAACGACCACATGCGCCTCGGAATCCTTGCCACGAAGCTGCTTGGCCATTTGCGCCGCACTCGGCGGCGGAACGGGATCAATGATGAGGAGGTTGTGGAAGCCGCGCGGGTCCGGCGGCTCGTCGTAGAGCCGCAGCCACGTGCTGCGGAAGCTCGCAAGCTCCGGCGTGATGAGCTTGCATTCCATCTCGCGGGCGAAGAGGGACAGCTTATTCCGGGTGATCGCGGCTTGCTTTTCCCCGCGAAGCATCTCCGTCGGGAAGCGCTCAGGCCAGCTCGAAACACTTTCCTCCAGGCGTCCGCCCGCACTCTCTTCCGTCCAACACGAGAACGTAAAGGTTTCGAACTGCGGATCGACCTCCATTTCGGACGCAGCGTCCTCGGGATGAATAGGCGTCTGGAGGTTCGCCATCTTGGCATTCGGCTCCTCCGTCGCCGGCGTCAGGGATTCCTTAAGGGCGCCGAGGATGAGGGAAGATACTTTCTCCCGCTGTTCGAGCGTGGCGGCGTTCTCATCCGTGATGGTATCGTCAAGAATAATGAGATCAGGCCGATAGTCATCAAAGTTAATACCGCGAATATTACCAGTAATGCCCACACCAAGAACCCAAATAGGCCGCTCATCGCTCCCGTGAATGATTTCAATTTCGGTCTCCTGCCACTTCTTGCCCTTGGAGAGACCGAAGGTCTGCGCAAAGAGCTTATTGCGCTCGACGGCGGAGCGAAGCCACTGAATCGACCGCGCAGCGTGGGATTCGCTCGCGCCCACATACAGAATCGTGCGGGAGATTCCGTAAGCGATCCGCTTCGAGGCGAAGAGCCGCAGGATCGAGGTTTTGCCGCTGCCGCGGAAGCAGCGGAAGTTCACATAACGTTTCGTGGGATTCTCGAGGAGGTCCCAAATCTTGTCGTGCGCGGGCGGGGACGATTGCCGCACGGTGTTCGGGAAGAAGATGCGCGAATACAGCCGGGAGTCCAGGGCGCAAAGCTCTAGGAGTTCCCCTAACGGAAGTTGGGCTGCATCTATGGGAGCTAGTTCGGTCATTGGTTGCGCCTACTCCACGGGTGAATGGGCTTGCGGAGCTTAAGGTAGAGGAGCGCGGGACTCATGCCACCACCGCCCGGAGACCACGAGCAGGCCCACGCCGGGCCCCACGAAGCGCCCCAGACGTTATCACCAGAACAACTCGCCGCTGCGGCGAAGCCCCACGAAGCACTCCACGCCGCCGACCACGAATGACTCCAGGCATTAGCCACTTACGGACCCCATTCATCGCCGCTCGCACCCGTTCCTGTTACGGTTACGTCGTTAACGCTTTGGATATTGGAGTCCACCTGATTGGCAACAGTGAATGTCAATTTGTCGGTGGCGGTCTTGATGGCGCTAATATTCGTATCCAGCGTCGTGCCGGTATCCACCAGGACCGCCGCAACATCAGTCGCTATCTTGGCCAGACCCGAAGTCGCATCATCGATCAGATCAGTGTCATTGACGATGGCCGCCGTCTCGGTCTTAATTGCGGCCACCTGCGTATCCGGTGCGGCGTCTGACGCATAGATATAGTCATAGGCATCAGCGGTGATGACTTGAAATTTCTGATATACCGGCAGGCACACGCTGTCGTCCTGAACCACCACGATTAATTCCCCGACGGTATCGGTATGTGAGGTCGTCAACGTCAGGTCGTACCAGCCGTCCGGGCCGGTGATTGCCGCCCAGGTCGCCCCGGAAATATCCACCGTCGCCGCACCGGCCGCCTTGAGCAGTTCCGCCTCATCGGCCGCACCGAGCGTGATGCCGGTTTCCGGCGTAAAGCCGTCACCCACATCAACGAACGGCCCCATGCGGACAACGACCTCAGTGGACTGGCGTAGTATAGTCATTTGCTAGCCGCCTGCTGTTTGTA